TCCTAGACGTTTTTGGGACGAGGGTAAAGAAAAAGAATATATCCAACAGTCCCGAGAGGAGCAACGTAAATTTGCCAAATTAGCTGAAACTCAAGACAAAGTAGAACAAGACGGATTTTCAATAAACAAAAAACTACTTACTAGAGACCATAATAGGACATGTCCTGTTTGCGTTAAATATTCTTTTCATCCAAGAGATGATTTGTATATGAATAAGTTCGAAGCATGCTTCCAATGTTATATACAACATATCGAGGGTAGAGAGGAAAGATGGGCATCTGGTTGGAGACCACATAAGGAATAAAAAACATGGCAACAGTATACGAAATCATTCAAGGAATTAATCAAGCCGCGGCAAACGGCGCATGGGACGGCGCCCACTCAGCTGATCTAGCAGCCGATGGCAAGGCACGATCTGCCGGTCTCCGACGCGAGCAGGGTCACTTTATTAATGACCGACGAGTTATGGATGGCTTTGGTGTCAAGTTTCATGGACCAATTTTGCGAGTCACGTACCAAGCCGAAGTCCGGCTCAAAGAGGTGAAGAATTCAAATTTTGAAAACGAGATTGAGGGGCAAATTGCCGAGGTGGTCAAATTTTTAAAGAAAGAATATAAGGCTATTACCGGCAACGCACTTACTCTCACCAAGGACGGCGATTCTCATATTTTAGTTCAGAGGATGTCCAATTATCGCACAGACTGCCAGGCGCACTGCGATTATCGCATCGGTGGCTTAACTGATGTCATCGATGTAAACGCCGGTTCTGACAAGGATCGCCTCGACGCCTCTGTCAAGAAGTGGTTGGCGCAGGGACCCAAGAACAAGCGCCCCGAGAACGATACTCGACCCAAAGGCAAGTAGCAAATGTTATGGCTGGCGCTCTCACCAAGCAAGAAATATTAAAAGAGGTTGTTAAAGCGGGAAAAGATCCCGTTTACTTTACAACCAGTTATTGTCGAATTTCACATCCTCAGAAGGGAACGATTCCCTTTAAGGCATACGATTATCAAAAGCAATTATTAAAAGATTATACTGATTATCGTTTTAACATTATCCTTAAAGCGCGCCAACTTGGGATCTCTACAATTACGGCAGCTTATGTTAGTTGGCTAATGCTGTTCCATCGAGACAAAAACATCCTGGTAGTGGCGACCAAGCTTCAGACTGCCACCAATCTCGTTAAGAAAGTGAAAGCAATAATTAAGAATTTGCCGCCATGGATGCAAATTGCATCTATTTCGGTTGATAACCGAACCTCATTTGAGTTGTCGAATGGATCTCAAATCAAGGGCTCCTCAACTTCTGGAGACGCGGGTCGTTCTGAGGCTCTATCTTTGCTAGTCATCGATGAGGCAGCGCACGTCGAAAAGCTGTCCGAGTTGTGGACCGCACTCTACCCCACATTATCAACCGGTGGCCGCTGTATTGCACTATCGACTCCAAATGGTGTCGGCAATTGGTTCCACCAAAACTGTGTTGAATCTGAAGCGGGCACCAATGATTTCTATATGACGACATTATTGTGGGATGTTCATCCGGATCGCGACAAGAAGTGGTTCGAAAAAGAAACCAAAAACATGTCCAAACGCCAAATTGCCCAGGAGCTTGAATGTAACTTCAACGTCTCGGGTGAAACTGTAATTCATCCAGACGACATACAGTGGTACCTTGAGCGCGCTACCACCCCTGAGTACCGCACCGGCTTCGATCGCAATTATTGGATCTGGAAGCAATATGACCCAGAAAAGCCGTACTTAGTCGTCGCAGATGTTGCCCGTGGCGATGGCAAGGATAATAGTGCATTTCATATTTTTGAATTAGAATCGATGGAAGTCGTGGCTGAATATGTTGGTAAGCCAACACCAGATGACTTTGCAGACATTTTATTTAATGTTTGTGGAGAATATGGAAATCCTATGTTAACCATAGAAAATAATAATATAGGCTACGCAGTACTTAAAAAATTGTTAGATAAAGGGTATTCTAATCTATACCACTCTAGGAAAGGTGATCATCAATATGTCGACCCCATTTCAGCGCAATGGCAATCAAATGTCATTCCGGGGTTTACCACTTCTTCAAAAACCAGACCTCTTATTGTAGCCAAGATGGAAGAGTTTATGAGGAACAAACTAATTAAGATTAACTCTAACCGGCTGTTATCTGAAATGAAAACTTTCATTTGGCATTCGGGACGACCTCAGGCAATGCGTAGCTACAATGATGATTTAGTAATGTCTTTTGCAATAGGTTGTTGGGTAAGAGATACAGTTATCGTGGAAAGTCAAAAAGGAATAGAATACAGCAAACAATTTATTTCTTCTATTTCGACTTCACAAACTGGCATTTCGACAACAATTCCCGGCATGACAGGGCATAAAATGACACAAGATAACCAAAGAGCGACTGAAGCATATGATTTTAACCAGGAATACATAGCACTTATAAAAGGATAGAAAATGGCCAAAAACGAAAGAAATACACGAAACCCATCATCCCCTTTATTTAAAAGGTTAACACGTCTTTTATCCGGACCTATAGTAAACTATCGCGCGCAACAAGCGCGCCAAGAGCGACGCAATAATTTAGATAAATATCGTTATCGTTTCCGTTCAATGAGCGGTCAGGAGTTCCAGCGCGCCGACAATAACATGTCGCAGAACTACAACATGCTCACTTCTGCTGCTTTTCGCAACCAGAACAGAGCGGAACGATATGTAGATTTTGAACAGATGGAGTATACCCCGGAGTTGGCTACTGCTTTAGACATTTATGCCGATGAGATGACAACATCAAATGAGTTTGACAAATTGCTAAATGTGTCGTGCATGAATTTAGAAATTAAAACAATTATTAATTCTTTATTTTATGATGTTCTTAACATAGAGTTTAATGCTTTTGGCTGGGCACGCTCCATGTGTAAATATGGTGACTTGTTTTTGTATCTGGATGTTGATGAAAAGCTGGGAGTAACATCGGTCGTTGGCTTACCCAATGCCGAGGTCGAGAGGCTGGAAGGACAAGATACCACAAATCCAAATTATGTACAATACCAGTGGAATGGCGCCGGCATGACTTTCGAAAACTGGCAGATCGCACACTTTCGCATTCTAGGAAATGATCGTCATTCTCCATATGGAACCTCAGTGTTCGATCCTGCTCGCCGCATCTGGCGTCAGTTGTGCCTTATTGAAGATGCAATGATTGCCTATAGAGTTGTCAGGGCTCCAGAGCGCCGCGTGTTTAAAATTGATGTGGGTAACATCCCACCACAAGATGTCGCTCAGTATATGGAGAAGGTGAAAACGGAAATGAAACGTAACCAGCTAGTGGATGCTACCACCGGCCGAGTGGACTTACGGTATAATCCCCTTTCGCTTGAAGAGGACTATTTTATTCCAATGCGTGGCGGAGTGGGATCGGACATCATTTCGCTCCCGGGCGCCAAATCTCTAGACGATATCGAAGATGTCAAGTATATGAGAGATAAGCTCTTTTCTGCCATTAAGATTCCGCAGTCATATCTTACGAACTTAGAGGGTGATACGGAAGATAAGACCACATTGGCACAAAAGGATATCCGATTTGCTCGAACAATCCAGCGCTTGCAGCGCCCGTTTGTTACTGAGCTGGAGAAGATCGCAGTGGTACACCTTTATACGTTGGGCTTCCGAGGCGAGGATTTGATAAGTTTTGACTTGTCATTAAATAACCCTTCCCGATTGGCAGAACTACAGACTCTCGAATACTTGCGAACCAAGTTTGATACTGCAAACGCAATACCCGAAGGGACTTATAGCAAGCATTGGGTGGCTCAGAATATTCTTGGTCTGTCTGATGATGAATTCCTTCGAAATCAGCGCGAGTCGTTCTACGATCGTAAATATCAACAGGCACTGGAAACAGTCGTCGAAGAGGGAGCCGCCGGCGAAATGGATGCGCTAGGTGGCGATCTAAGCGCTCTTGGGGGTGAGGAACTTGGAGGCGATCTCGACGCTGGACTCGAAGGCTTGGGGACAGAAGAGCCCGCAGCTGATGAAGGCGAATTAGAGACTGCTCTCTTAACCGCGCCAGCCAGACGTGACGATCTAAGTGAAGATGAGAACGTTGTACATTATGATAAGTCGTCGTATCGAAAAGAAGATGTTGATAACCGAAGGACACAT